TGAAATCAACCCATGGAGGATCAAATGGTGGAGAACTTGTAAGTGGTGATTTTGATGGTATAGATTATAATACACCATATAATTCTGCAGCTACAGGTAATGCTTGGTCGACAGGTACTAACACTATAAACTTAAATTCTACTGCATTAGGAGTTATGAATAGTAGTGATCATTTTAATTGTGCCTTAATTCTTTCTGCTGATTATAATAACACAGAAGAACCACTAGAAGAAGATGGACAAATTCAATGTGGTATAAATTTTGGGGGCACTATTCAATTAAGTTATACAGCCCCAGCTGCTACAGGATATACACAGGATGTATTAGGAGTAGCAGTAGCTAATATAGCTAAAGTAAATGGAATAGCTATTGCAAGTATAGAAAAAATAAACACAGTAGATTAACGGTTTTTATTTTTTACATATATGTATATCCGATTAATAAAATAAATAAATTTAAACATTTAAGTTATGGCAAAAGAAACAATTCCATCACCAGAAGAAATTAAAGGAGAAGTTAAACAATTTACTCCGGAAGAACTAAATAATTTAAAAAGCTTTCAAACTAGATTAGAACAAGTACTTTCACAATTAGGTAGAGTTCATTTATCAAAAATTAAATTAAATGAACAAGAAGACTTAATAAAAGCTGAAATTAAAAAAATCGAAACTGAAGAGCAAGAATTAGCAAAAACATTATCAGATAAATACGGAAGAGGTAGTCTAGATATAGAAACAGGTGCTTTCACTCCAGTAGAATAATTTTTGTAAAAAGCTATTATATTTATTATTGATTAAGTTAAAACTTAATTACTTATTTTGGTTTGGTTTGCATTTTCTTTTCATATTTATAATGGAATCAACCAAAGACATAACTTTATAAAATAATATATAAGATGGCAGAACAAATAATTTCACCAGGGGTTTTCACAAGAGAAAATGACCTTTCATTTTTACCACAAGGAATAGGCTCAATAGGAGCAGCAATTGTTGGACCTACAGTACAGGGGCCTGCATTTGTACCAACAGTAGTAAATAGTTTCACAGAATATGAAAGAATATTTGGACCTTTAAGCTCTGAAACATTCGTCCCACAAACAGTTAGAGAATACCTAAGAAGTGCAGGTTCAGTTACTGTAACAAGAGTATTAGGAGGTGGTGGTTACACATACACAGATGGTACTAATGAAACAGTAGCATTAGCTGCTTTCCCTTCAGGTTCAACAACAGGATTATTATTAGGTGTAATTTATCCTTCTAAAAATACAAATGCTTTACCAGGTTTAGAAAAAACAATATTAACTAACTCATCAAGTGCTACAGATATGGGTGCCTCTGGTTCTATTATAACAATTACAGGTTCTTCATACATTGCATCAGGATCAACATCTGGTACATTACAATTAGAACTAACAGGTTCTGGTGTAGCTGGAACTACATTTGATGCTTCGATTGACCCATCTAGTAACAAATACTGGGCTAAATTATTAGGTGATTCTCCAAATAATAGTAAAACAGGAGTTGTAGCTTATGATGGAACTCCAGGATATGCTGAAATAAACTTTAAAACATTAACTACTTCAGTAGTATCACAATCAAATGAATTTGCTAATTATGGAATAACTCACCCTAACAGTGTAGCTGCAAATCTATTATCTGGTTCAATAATTAATGTATTAGGCCAATCAGCTAATTTAGTATATAGTGGTCTAGCAGGAGCAAGTGAAGGATATTCATATGCTTCAACACCATTTATTCAATCACAAATATCTTTAGGAAGAAAATCACTATTTAAATTCCACACAATATCTCATGGTAAAAATTTAAATAAAAAATATAAAATATCTATTGCTAATTTAAGAGAACCAGCAGACATTGATAATGAAGAACAATATTCTACATTCTCTGTAATATTAAGAAGATATAATGATATAGATAAAACACCATCTATATTAGAACAATATAATAATTGTAATCTAGATCCTGATTCACCAAATTATATCGCAAGAGTAATAGGAGACAGATTCCCAGAATATAATAGTACTTTAGATAAAGTAGAATTACTTGGAAATTATCCAAATGTTTCAAATTATATTAGAGTAGAAGTAGACCCAGCAGTTGATGCTAAATCTACATCACCTAAATTATCACCAAAAGGATTTGCAGCTGTAACTAATCCAATAAATGTTGCACAAGTATTCCCAACAGCAATATTTCCTTCAGCATCTTATGAAGGAGTACAACAAACAGGAACAGATGGAACTTATAATTCAAGAGGTTATTTAGGATGGAAAGCAGAAGACAAATCATTTGATAATAATAACTTCTTAAAACCATTACCAGCTACATCAGAAAATAATTGTGCAGGAGCATTTAGTGTAGAAGATTTTTCAGGTCATGCAAATTCAGGTTTATTTACAGGAGCTTTAAGTAATGCACTTACTACAGATGGAATATTAGGACCAACAGCAGATCAATTAAAATTCACAGTTCCTTTCCAAGGAGGTGCAGATGGTATAGCTTCTCACGTACCAATATTTACAGGAAATGAAAGTACATTACATGCAAATTATTCAGATGGATCTAATCTATATGGATTTGATTTAAGCACATCTACAACAGCTGGTACAACAGCTTATAAAAAAGCATTAACTATACTTTCAAATCAAGATGAATATGATATTAATATGTTAGCATTACCAGGTGTAATTAAATCTTTACACTCTGGTGTAACAAGTGCAGGTATTGATATGGTAGAAGAAAGAGGAGATGCATTTTATGTAATGGATTTAACAGAATATAATAGTTCAGTAAACACAGCAGTTAACGACGCAAGTGGTTTAGACACAAACTATGCTGCAGTTTACTATCCATGGGTTAAAGTATTAGACACTTCAATAAATAAACCAGTATTAGTACCACCATCAGTAATAGTGCCAGGAGCAATAGCTGCTTCAGACGCAATTGCCGCAGAATGGTTCGCACCAGCAGGTTTAAATAGAGGAGTATTAGGAAATGTAATTGAAGCTAAAACAAGATTAAACCAATCTGAAAGAGATAAATTATATGATGCTAAAATTAATCCAATAGCTACATTCCCAGCAACTGGAGTTTGTATTTGGGGTCAAAAGACATTACAAGAAAGAGCAACAGCATTAGATAGAATTAATGTTAGAAGATTATTAATTGCTCTTAAGAAATTTATTGGAAGTTCTTCTAAATTCTTAGTATTTGAACAAAATACACAAGCTACTAGAAATAGATTCTTAAATATAGTAAACCCATATTTAGAATCAGTACAACAAAGACAAGGATTATTCGCCTTTAGAGTACAAATGGATGAAAATAATAACACAGCAGCAGAAATTGATAGAAATCAATTAGTAGGTGCAATTTATTTACAACCAACTAAAACAGCTGAATTTATAATACTTGACTTTAATGTTCTTCCAACAGGTGCAACATTTGATTCATAAAAAAAGAAAAAATTTATATTTATAACGGAATAAAATAAAACAGTAAAATGGCAATATTAGATACAAACGAAACTATGTTCACATCATTTGAACCTAAACTACAAAATAGGTTCATAATGAATATTGATGGAATCCCAGCATACCTTATTAAGAAAATTTCTCGTCCAAGTATAACATTTGGAGAAGTAGTTCTTGATCACATCAACGTGAAAAGAAAATTAAAAGGAAAAGCTAATTGGGAAAATATCACATGCGATTTATATGATCCAATCACACCATCAGGTGCACAAGCAGTAATGGAATGGGTTAGATTATCACATGAATCAGTTACAGGTAGAGATGGTTATTCTGATTTCTATAAAAAAGACATTAGAATCAACACATTAGGACCAGTAGGTGATGTAGTTGAAGAATGGATCTTAAAAGGTGCTTATTGCCAAGCAGCTAATTTTGGAGATATGGATTGGACATCAGACACACCAGCAAATATTTCAATGACAATAGTAATGGACTACGCTATACTAAATTACTAAAAGTTAATTTATATAAAAGAAAAGCGCCTAATTTTGGCGCTTTCTTTATTTCACATATATGTATATCCGAACTAGTTTTAATAAATAAATAACGTTATGGCAGAAACAAAACACCAATTTCCTACAGAGGAAGTTACATTACCATCAAAAGGTTTACTTTATCCAGAATCTTCACCACTTTCTAAAGGAGTCATTACAATGAAATATATGACTGCAAGAGAAGAAGATATCTTAACCAATCAAAACTTAATAGCAAATGGAACAGTAATTGATAAATTAATAGAATCTCTTATTGTAACTCCAATTGATTATAATGATTTATTAGTGGGAGATAAAAATGCAATTTTAATTGCAGCTCGTATTTTAGGATATGGTAAAGATTATGAATTTAATTATAATGGAGAAGAAATATCTGTAGATTTAACTTCAATTGAAGATAAACCATTAGATGAATCTTTAATTAAAGAAGGTAAAAATGAATTTAATTTTACATTACCTACATCAAAAAAAGAAGTTACATTTAAATTTTTATCACATAAAGATGAAAAAGCAATAGATGCAGAATTAAAAGGTCTTAAAAAACTTAATAAAAATGCATCAGCTGAAGTATCTACTAGATTAAAATATTTAATTACATCAGTAGATAATGATTATGAAAAATCTACAATTAGAGAATTTGTTGATACTCAATTATTAGCTATAGATTCTAGAGCATTAAGAAATTATATAGCAGATATACAACCAGATACAAATTTAACTTTTAAACATGAAGTAAGCAATGGGGACTTCATTGATATAGATATTCCCATTAATCTTAACTTTTTTTGGCCTGACGCCCAAATATAGAAACCAAGTTTTTTCTCAGATACATGATCTGGTGTACCATGGCGGCGGTGGATTTATACACTCAGAGATATACAACATGCCTATCTGGATGAGAAGATTTCACATTGAAAAAATTAATGAACATGTTAAAAAACAAAATGAAGAAATAGAAAAACAAACAAAAGGATCATCACCCCCATCAAATAAACCAATGGGGCCTAATGTAAATCCATCTTCAACATACAACTTTTAAAGTAAAGACATCATCGATGTCTTTTCTTTTTTTATATTTATACTCGAATAACCTTATATTATGGCTGACGAAGAAAAAGATAAAATAAATTACGCAAGAGAAACAGTAAGAATTTTAAGAGAGCAAACTGATGCTCTTAAAGAACAACAAAAAGCAGCTGAACAAACTACTGAACAAAATAAAGCTCAACTTGGTTTATCTAGAGCTTTAGCTAGAGTAGCAGCAGAACAAGCAAAATATTCAGATGATAATTTAGATACTTTAAAATCATCAAAAGATATTGCAAAAGATCTTTTAAAAGCTGAAAAAACAAGAGATGCTTTAGCAAGTGAATTTAAAATGGCTAGTAAATCTGTACAAAAACTCCTAGCAGAACAATTAGCAGAATCAAAAAACTTAGTAAAAGAAGAAGAAAAAAGATTAGATAAAGCTAAAAAAATAGATAATTCTATGGGGCTTGTAGGTAAGTCTATAGGAATAGTAAATAAATTATTAGGTGGTTCTTTAAAAGATACAAAAGAAATTGAAGAAAATACTAGAAAAAGACTAGCTTCTTTAGAAAAAGAAAATAAGCTACTTCCAGGTTTAGGAGGTAAAATGCAAGGTTTTGGAATTCAAATACAAGAAGTAGGAAAATCTTTAATAAGTGGTTTAAATGATCCCATGACCTATTTGTTATTATTACTTGAAAATAGTACATCAGTAAATCAATTTCAAAAAGAATTAGGATTAAGTTATGGAAGTGCTATAGGACTAAGAGATGAAATGTCCCAAATAGCAATGTCTACAGGGGATGTTTTTATTACATCTGCTAAACTTCAAAAATCATTCTTTGGTATGAGTGAATCATTAGGATTCATTGCTGATTTTTCAGGACAAACCTTAGAAACAATGACTAACCTAGAACAACGACTAGGGTTAGCCACAGGTGAAGCAGCTGAAATGACTATGTTATTTAAACTTCAAGGTAATAACACTGAAGAAATAGCATCAAACACGTTTGACACATTAACTAATTCAATTAAGCTAGGTAATGTAGCTGTAACACCAAAACAAGTATTTGAAGAAATAGCAAAAACAACAGCATCTATAAAGGTATCCTTAGGAGCTAACCCAGAAGCACTTGGTAAAGCTGTTATAGCAGCAAAACAGTTAGGAGCATCTTTAGCACAAATAGACCAAATAGCAGCAAGTACATTAGATTTTGAATCATCTATATCATCTGAATTAGAAGCAGAATTACTTACAGGTAAACAACTTAATTTAGAAAGAGCAAGGTTACTAGCTTTAAATAACGATTTTGCAGGAGTAGCAGAAGAAATAACTAAACAAGGAATTGATTTTGCTAGCTTTAGTACAATGAATAGAATCCAGCAAGAAGCTATTGCATCATCTTTAGGTTTAAGTAGAGATACTTTATCAGAAATGACTCTACAACAACAAATGCAAACAATGTCCTCTGAAGAAATTAAAAATAATTTCGGAGAAGGTGCTTATCAACAATCTTTATCTTTATCTGCTTCAGAAAAATTTGCTGCATCCGTAGAAAAAGTAAAAAGCCTATTTAGTGATGTAATGGTAATATTAACTCCTGTTATAGATGGTGTTGCTTTACTAGCAGATTTAGTAGGTAAAGTAGTATCAGTATTTGGTGGTTTTACCCCTATGTTAGTAGCTGCGGTTCCTCTAATAAGAAATATGGGTTTAATTTTAAGAGCAAACGCATTATTAGGTTTTAAAGGAGCTGTAGCAGCTATATTTAGATCTTTTGCTGGTATACCTTTTGGTTTAGGTATACCATTAGCATTAGCTGCTGTAGGTAGTTTTGCTAGTTTGTTTAAAAAAGGAGACGACGTAGGATATGGTAATAATATGCTTGTTACTAAAAATAAAGGAGCAATTATGCTTAATAATAATGATAGTGTAGTAGCTGGAACTAACCTTTTAGGTGGTGGAGGCGGAGGAGCAGAAATCGACTACGACAAAATGGCTTCAGCAATGTCTAAAGCACAAGTAAACGTATCAACTAAATATGATTCATTTAGTTCAAACAGTACAACAGCAAATGGAGGAAAATATCAAAGTACAGCAAGATATGAATCTAAATTTGTTTAATTTATATGTATAATAAAACACAACAATTATGAGTTTAAAAAACAAAAAATCGTTATATGACAGACACACTAATAGTGATCTAGGAAACACAGTAGGAGGACCTAATGGTACAGGACCTAACCCTAGTGAAGGTGGTTATTTTCGTAATGATGGACAATCACAATCTCCTTTTTTAACTAAGGATGGAGGTGATTATTTAAAAGCTTTACTAACTAAGAATGTAAAAACAGGTAATATTGAAAATATGACATATCTTCCATCACCAAATCAATCAGACTTTCAAGATTTAGATGGTGTTACAGGTGGTCAAGGATATTTTCATGGAGTAGCTGATCCTGCAAGATTTCAAGGAAAACAATTAGGAGGAAAAGATTTACATGAACATTTATTAGAAAAATCATACACATATAATCATGGCCCTTCATCAGCAGTAGTTGGACCTTCACCAGGACCATCAGGATTCTCAGACTTTCAAGATTTACCTGGAGATCCTCGTACAACATCTCCATCAGGATATAAAAACCCAGACACAGGAGCAGGATTTTAATACATTAACAAATGGGATTAAAAAATTTACTATCAAATTTAGGTGGGGGTAAACCAATTAACCCCGCTACTTCACCACCATATCCATATCATAGTGATTTTGGTAATGATAAGTCTACATCTATATTTGATAATTCTACTTTTAACCAAAAATCAATTGGTTTTGAAGATGAAGAACCTTTTATAAAAGGAGGTATAAATTTAGGAGGCACAAGTACCTTAAATAGTATTACTGGTGGGTTTATAAGAGGAGGTGCATTAATGCATGCTGAACGATTAATACAAGACACAACTAGAATAGGTAAATTTTTTGTATCAACAAGAGGTATTACTTTTTTAGCAAAACAAGTAGCATTACAAAAATCCAATCCAAAAGTAAGTGAACCAGCTTTTAGTAAATCTAGTGCTAATCATAGAACATATAATTTAGGAATAAATACATTAGCCCAGGTAGTTGGACAAGGTACAGGTTTACATGTTAATAGACAAGGTATAACTCCCCTATCTAAAGAAGGTTATGCAGATGAAGAAAAATTTCTAAAAAATTCTAATAAGAATAGATTAATTAATCTTTATGAAGGTCATATAATACCTAAAAAAAGCAAAATAGGTGGGGATGGAAAAGAACCCAAAACAGGAATAGGTAAATTTTTTAAAGGGGTAAAAAAATTCTTTGCAAAACCAGGAGAACCATTATATGCATATCAAGGTGGACCAGGATCAACTTATGGTATAGGCGAAACTAAAATACAAAAATACGAAACTTCAGGAGCAACAACACTTCCAATAACAGAGGGCTATGAGACGGGTTGGGGTAGAAAATTTAGAAATTTTACCCAAGATAATGCAGTTCCTCAATTCGAATTAAATAATGATAATTTATCATCAATTTATAGATTTGGAGGATTAACAGATAATTTAAAGTTAAGTAAAGATCTTCCATTTACTTATTTAAATGATTTAGAACAATTAAATGTTAATAAAACATATATAGATAAATTTGGTTTTTCTAGAGATGATATTAAAAAACCAAAAACACCAGTTAAAACTCATGAATTTTTTAAAGATCATATTTTAAATGGTACATCTAGAGTGAAAAATTATTTAGCTACCACAGGTAGAATATTTGAAGATAATTATTTTAAAACGAGAAAAGATGGAAAATCTTATCATAGAGAAGAAAGAGTTAATTTAGGTAACCCTGGAGGTAATCCAAATAATATTAATTCAACATCAACAATAGATTTAATTAATGCCTTAGATGTTTTTAAAGCAGATGGGGATTTAAATAGTAACGCTGTAAGAGATTTAATTCGATTTAGGATTGAAGCAGTAGACCCATCAACCCCAACAAAAACAGATGTAATGGTATTTAGAGCATTTTTAGATAGCATGAATGATAATTTTACTGCTAATTACAATGAATTTAATTATAATGGTAGAGCAGAAACATTTTACACATATAATAGTTTTAATCGTGATATAAGTTTTAGTTTTAAAATAGCAGCACAATCATCTATAGAAATGAGACCATTATATAGAAAATTAAATTATTTATTATCTAATACATCACCTGAATATAATTTAACTTCAGGCAGAATGATGACTCCTTTTATGAGATTAACTATAGGTGCTTATTTTGATAGATTACCTGGTGTTATAAAAAATGTAAGTATATCTTGGCAAAAAGATTATCCTTGGGAAATAACATTAGATGCTCCTGAAGGGGGTGCAACTAGTGGATTATTTACTTTACCTCATGTATTAGATATAAATGTTACTTATCAACCAATTCACGATTTCTTACCACAAAAAGGTATAGATTCACCATTTATTGTACCACATGAAAGTAGTCCTATATCTAATAAACCTGGAAGAAAATTATGGAATAACGAACCTATAGAAAATAATCTTAATGGAGCAGTTGCAAAAATTGTTCACCCAAGTAAAGATTTACAAAGAGCTAATAAAAAGAAAATGGATACAATAACAAGTATTCCAACAATTGGAAATGATGATGCGGCTTTAGCATCTTTATTAACAAAACCTATAGATCCATATCAGGAAACACCAGAACAAATGATGGCAAGACAACAAAAACATTTAAATTATTTACAACCAGTAGACCCCCCAACATTTGAAGGAGACGTTATACCCCCCAATTTAGGAGCAGATGATTTACCACAAAATTTAGGATCATAAAATAATGGATAGATTAAATTTTATAAAAAAAGTAAAGGGAACTAATAATAAAAGAACATTTAAGTATATTAAATACCCTGAAATACCTTTATCTGTGGATGATATATATGCTACTACACTTATTGGTGATAGGTTAGATTTAATAGCAGATCAATTTTATAATGATGTGGATTTATGGTGGGTTGTTGTTACAGCTAACCCTGATGTTATTAGAAGAGATAGTTTTAATTTAAAACCTGGTTTACAAGTTAGAATCCCTTCTCCTAATAGAATCACTAATATACTAAAATCATTTGAACAATTAAATAAATAGTTATGTCTATATTTAAGGAAACTTTTAAAGATTTTGTTTTTAAACAACTTCGAATTAGAGAGGCTATTATAGACAGAGGTAATAATCCAACTAATTACCAACATAGATTTGGTAATCCCCGAATAGAAATAGAAGGTAAAGAAGGTAAATCAGAATTAAAAATAGCGGCAGGGGCTTTTTATACAAACACAGTACATAAACAATGTGTTATTAGGATGTCTTCAGGAGTAGATATAACTAATGGTGATATTTTAGAAACATCAGAAAAAAGATTTGAAAAAACACCTGAATTATTAGCAAAAACTTACATTTTAGAAGGAGGTGTATTAGATGACAAACAAAAACAAAGAGGGGGAAAATTTGGTGAAAGAAAAGGAGCATATGGTGATTCCTCTATTCGTTCAAACGCAGCAGAGGGTTTTGGTATAGTACCAATGCCTGGAATTATAGATGCTGACATTAGAACAAAAACAGCCTATGGTTCACTTCGTGAAGCAAAAGTAAATTTTGTTTGCCATAACAGACGTCAATTAGAAGTTTTAGAATTATTATATATGAGACCTGGTATGCCTGTTTTATTAGAATGGCAATGGTCACCTTTTATTAATAATAAAGGAAAAATAGATAATAATCCTTATAGTATAGGAGATGAATGGTTTGATAAGACTAAAAAAATCAGTGACTTTAACTTGTCAATAATAAAAAAGAAAGAAACATCAAGTGGTAATTATGATGGATTTGTAGGATTTTGTAAAAATTTTGAAATATCATCAAGACCAGATGGAGGATATGATTGTACTACTGAATTAATAGCAGCAGGAGAAGTATTAGAAGGTTTAAAGGCAAGAAGAGATGGTTACACTAGAGGTGCAACTGAAGAAGAAGAAGATTCATTAGATTCAACAACAGTTGAAATAGATAATATGGAACTTATTCTAGGAGGTATATTAGAATTAAGTGATTTAAATTCAGATGGGTATGAAATAGATAAAGTTATATATTATGAATCAAGTACTAGTCTTGAGGGAAAAGGAGAAATAGAAGTTTCAGATGGAGGCCCTGCTAAAACTTTAATAGAACTTATAACTGGTAAAGGAATTAATAAAGAAGAAAATGTTGTAATGAATTTTTTACAACAATACACAGATGATGATTTTTTATGGAAGGGTGAACAATTAGGAAAAAAATTTTCCTTTTGGTTTGGAGATATTACTGATGGATTAAAAAAATCAACTAAAAATAAATACCATACATATATAAGTTGGAGGGCACTATGTAATTTAATGAATAAATTAGTTTTTCCTTTACATGACCCCAGTAACAATGAAGAACCCTTAACAAGAATGATGTATACTCAACTAAATGAAGCAGGAGAAGAAATCCCTTTAAAAAGAGTACCTTATGAATTTAATTTGGATGACGTTGATGTAAGTGGAGCAGGTCTTATTCATAAAAAACAAGTAACTAAACTTTTAGATAATAGTTTTAACCCTTCAGTTTGTTTGTTTCCTAGACAAAACCAAGATGATAAAGATCAAGACAATAATAATGATATAGGATCTATAATGTTTAATGTTAAACACCTTTTAGACAGATACATGACAATGGCTTACAGTAATGATAAATTAGTTGAGGATTTTAATTTATTTGATTATTTTAAAAAAATATGGGATGATGTAAATATAGCATGTGTAGGACATCATAATTTTACACTTACTACAGAGTTAGAAAGACCAGACAGAGCAAGAATAATAGATCTTCGAGTAGATCCCCCTAATATTTTACCAAAAGATTTATTTGAATTTAAAATTCAAAGTAATAAATCTATAGTTAGAGATTTTAATTATAATACTACAATTCCTAGTAGTTTAAGTGCAACAATAGCAATAGCAGCTCAAGCTCCCTCTAGTGTTAGTGATTTAGATCAAGTTACTTTTAGAAATTTTTCTAAAGGTATAAAAAGTAGATTTGCTATAAATTCAAAATCTATAAAAAACACAAAGGATAGATATATAAAAAAAGGCACAGATTTAGAAGAGTATAATAACGATATAAATAAACTAACTGATAAATTAGAAAGATTAAAAGAATATACTAAAGCAATATATAATTCAGATAATAATTATGATGATGATGGAAATGAAATACTAGAAACAACTTTTAGTGAAGTTCAAAATTTAGCTAAATCAATAGAAGCTCTTATAATTTCTCTTTCAAGCCGAAATTCTAAAACAGGAAAAAAATGGGAACTAATACCTGCAAGAAAATCAGCAGTTATACCTTTAAAATTTAATTGTAAAATGGATGGTGTAAGTGGTATAGTTATAGGACATGTATTTAAAGTAGAAAAAAATAAACTACCAAAAGGATACCAAGCAGAAGATATAGCTTTTGTAGTAATGGGTGAGTCACAAAAAATAACATCAGGACAAGATTGGACAACTGAAATATCAGGTCAATTAATGTTATTAGATATAAAAAGAGATACATTAAGAGAAGAAAATAATGAAATTAACTTTGAATTAAATACTACTAAAATAGATAATACACGAGTAGTTAACCCACCAGTATTTGTAGAAGTTGATGGAGAATATGTTAATATAGATGATGTAATAGAAAACCCAGATTTTGAACCCTCATCTGAGGAAAGATTAGAGTTCTTTAGAGGAGATGGAAGAATATATGTAGGTGAAGCTACAAATGAAGTACAAGAAGTTGCAAAACAAGAAGCAATATATGCAGCATATGATGAATTACTTGACAGAGCAGGAACTAGTTTAGCAACAGGGGGGACTGTACCCGAAGGTCTTGTTCAAGTAGGACAAGGAGAATATAATTTTACTAATTTTACTTATACTGTAAAATTTGAATTTAAATAAAAATGGCAAGATATATACCTAAATCAAAAGTAAACATTTTAGAAACATCAACAGCTAAATTTGTATTAGAATCTACTAATCAAATATACATTGGTACTTATATGGAACTTAGTAATGGTACTTTTTTCGCAGGAAATAACCCTCAAAATCCCGGGGAAAAATTACTTCCTATAAAACCTGTAAATTCTTCTTTTAGAAAAAGTAAAAGTAATACAATATATAGAAAATTAAAAAAACCTATATACACTGAATTATCAAAAAAATCTAACATTCCTATTACAAAACCATCACCCCTTATAAAAGATTATGAACAAGGATATTTTACAAGATATTTTTGTAGAAGAGTAAATGATATGTTTAATTATTTTGAAATAAGTAAAAAAACTTATAATAATTTAAAATCTAAAAATGATAAATATGATTATAACTTATATGTTATAGGAGAAATAAAATGGGCTTTGTTAGAAACTCCTATAAATGATATAAATACTATAAATAATAATAATATAAAATTATTATTAGATCAATATCCTAATTTAGACATCTTTTTTAGTAATTTAAATGAGTATGAACCTCTTCATACTAGAAATTTTATAGAAAAATTATATTATAATATAGAATCTAAATACACAGGTTATTTTCATGTGCATCCTGCAAAGGGTTTTATTATGGAGGGTCCTTTTCATTCAACTAAACCACATAAAAAATTATTTACTATAAGTCAACTACAAACTAAATCAAAATCAAGTTATGTACCTTCAGCTAATCCAGGTACAACTCAAATGGGACCAACAAGAGGAAGAGGGGAAAGTGGAGGAAAACCATCAACTTCCTCAGGAGGTTCAACTTCATCAGGAAGAAGTGGTTATTAGGTAAAATTTTACTACAGTGATAAGGTATGTTCTATCTTATCGAAACAAAAAATCAATTAAATAAACTAGAATTAAAGTTATCTTCTAGTCTAACACGTTATCTTGAACTTATCCAAGGTAATGACAACACACACCCTCAATTAGCAGAAATAATAGCTGTATATCTTGACGTTGATGGTGAAGATTTTATCATACCTATTAATCATTTAGAATGTATAAATTGGGATAAAGATGCTATATTAAATATGTTAGCAAATTATGAGTTTTGTGTTTTAGATAAAAAAGCCGCTTTACACGCGGCTCCACACATTTCTTATACGGA